ATGGCAGGATGCTCGACACCAGTAGCGGTGCAATGTCCCCCAATGGCACAGCCACCATCACAATTAATGGTCAAGCCTATAACCTATTATCTGTTGCCGAGCAATGCGCCCAAACAACCCAACAACTAGAGTCATTACAAGACTGGATTAACCAACAGGTAGGATTAGATGCAAAATAACTTTAAAAATTGCCTTGAACTTGTATTGAAGTCAGAGGGTGGTTGGGTAAACAATCCAAAAGACCCTGGTGGCGAAACTAATCTTGGCGTTACAAAAAAGGTTTGGGAAGAATGGGTCGGGCATGAAGTTAAAACTATGCAAGGTCTAACACCCGAAGATGTAGCCCCTATGTATCAAGCTAAGTTTTGGATGTCTTGCTATGCAAACCAACTGCCTGTAGGAATCGATTATATGGCGTTTGACATGGCTGTAAATGGTGGGCCAGGTCGTAGTGTCAAATTACTTCAAGAGTGCTTAGGTTGCGTTCCTGACGGCACTATAGGCCCACGCACAATGCAATTAATTGATCAAAAAAAGCCAGAAGATATTGTAGAAGCATTTAGTCAGCGTAAAATTGACTTTTATAAGTCATTAGCGACTTTTGCCACATTTGGCAAAGGCTGGCTAAAACGAGTAGAAGATGTTAAACAAAACGCATTAAAAATGATTGGAGAAGCAAATGGCAACTAATTTTAAAATTACTGGCAAAACACACGAAAGCCCAAAGGGTCATTACGTTAAAGAATCGCCACATCGTATTGAAAAAGAAGTAGAGCGTTTAGAGCGCAAGCTTGATAAACACATTGCTATGCCTATGGAGAAAGCTCACCACGCAGAGCATGGTTCAAGCCAGAAAGAAGCCCCACTACCAAATATGCGTAAGTATTAAAATATCTGAGTTAAATCAGCAATTTTAAACATAGTGATGGGGCAGTCGTAAAACAACTCCCCTTTACTTACATATTTGTTATGGACTTCAATCAATGGGCAATTTGCTATCAAGTCTGCTTTCACCCAATAAGCACGAGATAAGTCCTGAGTTACGGCAAAAAATAGAGTCGGCAGACCTTCCCGAAATAGCTTGTCTTTGCGTTGCGCTGCGTGGATGGTTCGATGTCGATCAAAACCTTCTTGACGAACTTCTACCTCAAGCAGCCCAACTGGAGAACCTGATCGAAAGCAGATTAGATCAACTCCATACTTATTAGGGTTATCTTTTACTTCTAAACCCCATTTCATTGTGACCCAGTCGCTTACGACTTTGCGAGCTGGGCCATCATATACATCATGTAAATATTGGCTAAATGGCTTCACGTTTTAAGAATAATAACTAGCAACACAAAGCATAGCGCAACAATATAAGCTACATTGCACCAGTATTCAAAGCGTAACTTAGCAGGATCACCAATAAGCCATTTCTGTATTTCAAGCATATCAGGGTCTTGTTCTACATACTTAGGCTTTAATGGATTTTCATCATAGCGAGAACCAATCAATACTTTGCCGTTGTTTAAAAAATTATTCACTTTTTACTTTTTTTTTCAACGTGCATAGCAAGCAAAGACTCTACCCTAAGCTGTAATCTATCATGCAAGCTTTCGCAAACATCACGACAAAGCCATAAAGTGCCACTTTCAGCATTGCTAGATATTTTCTCAGCTACAAGCTCAAGCACATTGCCAAGGCAGCTTAACTGGCTTGAAATTTTTTCTAATTCCCCTGCTTCATCCCATAAACTCATTTTTGATCCCTTGCTGATGTTGACCAGAGCTGCTCAATAATTTCTGATGCGCCCATCTTAATTAATTCATTTTTATAAAAAAATCTAGCTACATACTTGCCTTTGACAAAGCCTGTTTCTTGTCTAATGCTTGGCCCTACATAAACACCAGGATTGGTGTAATGAGGCACATACAAGATATTGCCGACTTTGTAGCACTTGTAAGCCTTTGTTTCAGGAACTGCGTATTCAGTATCCATAACCATAATTTAATCCCTCTTTTGCGTTGTATTCGTATCCAAAAGCGTAAAACAATGGTGAATTAGCCATCATTACAATTTTGCGTTTTGCTTCTAAAGAACTGCCCCTGCGCTTTAATAATAAAGCCAAACAAGCTCTGTTTTTAAATAATTGCTTGCCAGAATAAGACCTCATAAATTCTATTTTGAAAGCAGATTTGTCTATCATTAGAATCCCCATGCAAACATTGAGCCAAGTAATACGCCTAACAGTATTACGCCAATCCAATCAAGTAATGTAATTTTCATAAATCCCCCTAAATAAAAATGACAGGTCAAGGTCATGTTAAATTCTGCTCACACGGCTCATTTGAACTGTATCAATGACCTGTCGTAAAAAGTTACATCCAAACAATTAAATTTTGTTTCTTACCAGCAGCTTTAGCAGCTCGTAAATTTGGGTAATGTTGCTCAACATAGTTGCCATCAGCGATAGACAAATTTTGCGAAACAATCATTACATAACCACCACCCAAATATTTGTTGTTTTTGCGAATGTATCCGTATTTCATTTGTTTCCCCTTTGCGTTAATTCATGATCAGTATCGTCTAGAATTTGCCTAAAAAAATTGACCTAGATCAAGTTTTTGCCTTGGATTGAAAATATATTTGCATTTGTTGTAAAAAAACAACAGGGTGGGGCTGACTCCTCACGGAAGGATGTAATGGTCGGGGGAAACCAAGCCAGCCCCATAAAATTCTATAGACCCGATTTTAACTGATAAAAGCGCAAAAGGTGGAAAAAGCACTTTAAACCCTTTTGTAGGTCTGCTTCCTCTATTTCACACAGCTTTACTTCGTTAGTTAGGCCGTTGACAAACATAATCCCACATCTAGCACCCTCTAAACCTAGCAACTCACGGTAAGCTGCCATCTGCATGATATGATCATCGTATGGAACGACCTTTTCCAAGGGGGTTTCTTTTGTCTTAAAATCTACAACCACGCCTGGTATGCCCTTAACTTTGTCTGCTTTGGCGTGTAAATCCACCTTGCCACCAAATTTTAATTCTGTATGGCTGGCACTCTGCTCTGGAATCCATAATCTAACCCCATACGCAGCTTGTAGGGCGTTTTCTATGTTACGGCAATAGGTAGGGACTGACTCAAGCAAAATACCGTCAAAGAAGCTCTCTATGATGGCGTGAATGGCACTACCACGCTCGGCTGCTTGCTTGCCTTGGGCTTTACTGTCGCTTAATACTCGACTAAGCCACTCGGATTCTTCTTCGCCTTCTAAGCGAGGTAATGTAAGCGCAGCGAGGATGGCCTGTTCTTGTTTCCATCGGTCAAGACCTGGCTTTGCTGCGACTCCCAAAATTGTTGTAACTGATGGCAATAAACCGAGTTTTTTAGCATCTCGTAAGGTTGTGTTCCTTTGTTTGCCATTCGCACCGATGATTTCGTAGGCTGGATTGCCCATTTCGTCATACCAATGCCCACTTTCACTTGTCTGATCCTTTATTAGCACTTTTTCTTCCCCTTTTTGGTTTTACTTCATCCGTGGTTATATCGTAAACAATTTCTACTGCTGGTGGCACAACTTCTACTTCATATTGCGCTGGAATTTCCTGACCACACCAATCCGATGGCATTTTATTAACGACCACAGGATTGAGCTTACAAGCTCCCATCATATCATTTTGGTTAAATACAAAAAACTTACAAGATTTGCAAGTCATTAGATGCCTTTAGAGTAATTAGTGATTCTCATACTGTCCTCTTGGAACACGCATAAGTCTGATGCAACTAGCAGAACCGCTTTAATGACTGCTGCCAAATCTTCTGGTGTAAAGCTAATGAGTTGTTGTTCTTCGTCAACTCCAACCCCTTGCCATACTTTTTCCGTGTATTTAGTTTCAATGATGTCTTTAATTAAGTTCTGCATAGTGTTCTCCTTTAGAACGGAACGTCATCTACAAATGGGTCTTTCTTGGGTAATTCGTCAGACCCTGCTTCTCTAAATCCTTGTGGGATTTTTTCTTTGCCGATTGAAATACTGTAATAAGGCCCTTTTTTGCCCTCTTTGCGCCAAGCTGATAAGAAATGTAATTTCCCACCAACCATAATTTCACCTGTAAGATCAGGATGCGTGTCAGAAACTTTTTTTTCATTTTTAAACAATGATCCTGAATTTTCTTTATGTTGAAATGCCATTTCATTTCCTTTATTTATGATTTGCAAATTGTCCATGATATTTATGTCGCATTGTTTCAGCCACAAACTTTGCTACTTCAATATCAAAATAACCACCAAAATACTTATTTTTTTTGTTTACAGATAAACGAACTACCCATCTTTTGTCTTTATTAGACCAAGAAACCGATTTAATTCCAGATGTGTTGTTTTTTAATTTTGGAATGTTAAATTGATTTTGAGCTTTTGTAGCCTCTCGTAAATTTTCAATTCTGTTATCAGATTTGTTTCCATTTATATGATCTATAAATTTTGGAAAAAATCCATGAAACATAGCAAAAATAAGTCTGTGCGAATAATAAGGTTTTTTGTTAATAACTATTGCAATATAGCCAGTTTGTCTTTTAGAACCAGCTTTTTTTCCAATTTGCATTTTTCCACAAGGTTCTTTGTAATAAAGATTTCCATCCCTATATTCAAAAATTTGTTTTAAATAATCTACAGTAATCACAAAATGTCCTTTGCGATTGTTTTCATTGCACTACTAGATTTGCTTTGAACTGGGTTTGATGCAGCGTTTCCATCATCGTCAGCCTGAACCACCCCTACCACGGCTGCCAAAGAATAACGCCTCATGTAAGAAAGACAGCTTCCGCATCCTTGACTATCTGGCTTGCTTACTGGAACTGACATTTGTTGACCAATCCACTCACCAGAATTGTGAGCTAGGATCGTGGTCATTGACATTGTGCCGTCAATATATTCGCCAGGAAACTGCATAACTGAGAGGCCGTTTGTAGCCAAAAGATCACGGCAAGCATCCCACACAGACTCCAAGTCAGCATACTTAGACTTGAAGAACGGATTTGCTGAATCTTTTTTTGCATGGATCAATTTCCCCTGAACGATTGACAAAGCTGTTGCTAATTTAGCGATTGATTCTGATTGATTCATTTTGCACCCCCAAATACATTCCCAAAATCATTAATAACATCACGCAAAATTGGATGCACATGAGCATTGCGTGGCTTACCACAAGCATGACGAATGATGTCAATCTGATCTTGTGTAGGCCAGCCACACTCCATTGCATCTAATGCTTCTTCAAGTTGTTCTTCATGCTCTAACATCAATTGGTGTAATTCACCCATTTCGTTCCCCCGAAAAATATAGCAAAATTGCTACACTATTGATTGTAAGCATATTTACATAGGTGTCAACAACTATTTGCAAATTAACAACATAAGGTGTAAGATAGCTTACATGAAGCTAAAACTATCAGATTCAGCAATAATTGATTTGCTGGGGGGATCAACAAAAGTCGCTAAACTTACAGGGGTTACGCCTAATGCTGTATCAATGTGGCGTAAAAACAACATTCCTCACGAAAAGTTTGTAATATTGGCTGCCACGCTTGAGCGTGAGTCAAAAGGATTAATAACACGCAAGGACATATTCCCACAGTCCTGGCACTTAATATGGCCTGAAATACAATGAGAATAGTCTGTTGGTTTAGTTGCGGAGCTGCTAGTGCAGTTGCCACAAAAATAGCGATTGCTGAAAATGCTGGCAAATATCCTTTGGTTATAGCCTATACAGAAGTAAAAGAAGAACATCCTGATAACAAGCGATTTCTAGCTGATTGCGAAAAATGGTTTGGGCAAAAGATAGAAATACTTGGCAATGACAAGTATGAACGGTCAATTTATAAAGTATTTGAAAAAAACTTTATTCGCACTCCAAAAGGCGCACCATGCACAAGAGAGCTAAAAAAACGCATTAGACAGCGTTTTGAGCAGGTTACAGACCGTCAGGTGTTTGGATATACAGCAGAGGAACAAGCTCGCTTAGATCGCTTTATAGATGCCAACAATGATGTAGATATATGGACACCGTTGATTGACAAAGGGTTGGGCAAAGAGGATTGTTTAGCTATGCTAAAAAATGCCAATATTGAGTTACCAGCTATGTATAAGCTTGGCTATCACAACAATAATTGCATAGGTTGTGTAAAAGGTGGCATGGGCTATTGGAATAAGATCAAAGTTGACTTTCCAGAGCATTTTGATCGTATGGCAAAATTAGAGCGTTTTAAGAAGCAAACCGTGTTTAAAGATAGGTATCTTGACGAATTGAAACCTACAGATGGAAATTATCCTCAAGAACCTAACATTGAATGTAGTATTTTCTGTTATATTGCAGAACAAGATTTAAAGTAGTAAAATTAAATTGCAGATTCGAACCCTGCGAATTAAAATAGTCCACTAGACCCTTTAGGGTTGCTTTGAGCGTTTAGCAAAAGTGGTGGACTCTTTTGTTAAGCGGTTCGACTTAGAGCAACCTTAAGGGGTTTTTCTATTTCTGCCACCCAAAACTTCAGGGTGTAAGAAAAAGAAGGGGATGGGCTAGAGGCCTTGGAATAAGTAGCCAAGG